GTCCGGAACCTACGTTTGATAAATGGAACACTTTAAAGGAAGAGTATCCTGATATCGCGGGTGGGACAGCGGAAAAATTAGGGGAGTTAGAGGCCCGAGTTGAGCGCATGGTGGAGGATCGGTTAGCGCCTATCCGAGAAATGGAAGAACAACGGTACATTGATAGTCAGGTAGCGCAAGTGAAAGGAGCGTATCCGGATTGGCAAGACACCGTCCATAGCGACGATTTTAGTGGTTGGCTAGGCAAACAACCGTTAAAAGTGCAGGATTTGAAGGGTTCTATGGAATCAGAAGATTACATTTACCTTTTGAAGTGTTATAATGCAGATAAGTCAGAGCAAGTCGAAGAGATACGATCTTCTCGCGCGAGCACGCTAAAGAGTAACGTAGCGGTTCCGAAGAGGGGTCCATCCAGGCCACCAGGTCCACCTGATGACTTTGAATCCGCATTCGCGTATTACGCGCAGAAGGATTAGATTTGCTAGGTACGAGTTAGGTCCCTTTATTGCGGCTTAACTCCTCTGCCACGATACTGAAGTAGTACGACGGTCTAGCAGAATGCCAGCCCCTCGTTAAGAGAGCTTCGAAGAATATATTCGTTTATCTTTTAACCAAGAGGAGCCATCATGGCTGATAATTACCTAACATCCGGTGCGGAACACGCACTATTTCGCAGTACAGGCGGCGCAGACAATGTCGCAACGTCTTCATCTACGGCCGCATTAACCAATTACGGCAACATATCACAACGTACAGCGGCTTATGCTGCCAAGCAGATGCTTGAGCATGCACAACCAATCCTTGTACTATCTAAATTTGGGCAGTCTAAACCGATGCCTAAAAATTCATCCGATACTATCGCATTTCGTAGACCTAGACCATTAGGTGTGCAGTATGCGGCAGATGGAATCACTCCAAAAAGTCTTGTCGAGGGTATACCTCCAGCTGAGCAACAGATCAAGTACGAAGACGTATGGGTTAAATTAAACCAGTATGGTGGTTTAGTTAAAATCACTGACGTCGTTCAGGATCTATCTGAGGATCCAGTTTTAAGTGACGCATCAATGTTATGTGGCGAGCAAGCTGCAGAGACCCTTGAGATGCTTACTTGGGGCGTTATCCGCGGTGGATCTAACGTATTTTGGGCGGGTAAGCTCGATGCTAACGGTAAGCCAACTAAAGCGGCTAATCGCGGCGCAGTAGCGGGCGTAGTCAATCTAGGACAGATTCGCGCAGTTACACGACAGCTTAAAGCGGCTAGAGGTAAACCGGTCACGTCCATGATGGGCAGTTCAGTTAACTTCGGTACTGAAGCGGTCGAGGGTGGTTATATCGCCTTTTGTCATACAGATTGCGAGAACGATATTCGTGAGTTACCTGGTTTTATTCACCTAGCGGATTACGGATCTCGTAAACCCCTAGCTCCGGAAGAGATCGGTTCTTGCGAGAACGTACGTTTCTTAATGTCACCGTTGTTGTTACCTTTCCCTGATTCAGGAGCTCTAATTTCTGGCGACGCGGCGGGTATGGTTACTACGGGTACGACGACTCCGAAAGCAGACGTTTATCCGATTGTTATTATTGCTAAGCATGCGTTTGGTCTAGTACCGTTGAAGGGTGCTAAAGCGATTACACCAACAGTACTTAATCCAGGAACTCCATCGAAATCAGATCCATTAGGTCAGATCGGGTTCGTAGGTTGGAAATCGTGGTTCGCGGCAACTATCTTGAATGAGACGTGGATGTCTCGGTTCGAGGTAACTGTAACAGAACTATAAAGATATGAGGGTCCTCTAACGGGGGCCCTCTCTTTTAACTCAGGAAGAGGGAAAGATTATGGCTAGTAAAACAATGGCTAAGAAAGACACAGAGTTCAAGGAAGTAACTAAAAAAGATACGGTAAGAGTGCTTATCCATAAAACGATGGGCGATCAAGGCCAGCAGTTCGTGCCCGTAGGTGTTAACGGTAAACAGTGGCTTATTAGGCGCGGCGAAGAAGTGGATGTACCACCTAGTGTAGTGGAGGCGTTGAAGTGCGCAGTTCGGTACGAGGTTGGGTACGACCAGAGGGACCATAGCACTCCGATTAGGGAGATGCAGGCCTATCCGTTTAGTATAGTCGGATGAAGCTAGATTCGTTTCACCGGTTTATAGCCCCCGAAGTACGGGGTTGCCCTACTATCACGATTGACGTAGCAGTAGTAGACGCGATTCGTGATTTCTGTCAGCGGACGGATGCGTGGCGGGCTACAGCTATATTACCTTTGATTGCGGGGATGTCTAATTATGAGGTCGATATACCCTCGAAGACGGATGTAGTACGCGTACTAAGCGTAACGGCTGCAGGGGAATCACTTCAAAATTTAGGTTCTCATTTACACCATAACCCGTTTAGTCCAGGGTGGGTACATACCCACAAGACATATACATTTAGTAATACCACTGATGATCCTAATACGGTTTATCTTACGGCGGCGCCTGCCGAGCGAGTTACTAATGGCCTGGTAATCGACGTGTCGCTCAAACCACAGTACAACAATTCCAGTGTAGACGACGCATTGTTTGATAGGTGGTACGAACCTATAGTAATGAAAGCTAAAAATCTGCTATTTTTACAACCGGGGACGGCGTGGAGTAACCCAGAGTTAGCGGCGTACTACTTCCAGTTATACAATAGGTCTACAGCACAAGCACAAACAGAGGCTCGTAAAGAGTACGCATTTAAAGATCCGGCAAACCCGGAGATATCCCCGATATGGTGAAAATATGGCATTATCAGTTCAGAATTTAATAGACCGTGCGGGGATTATACTCCACGACACGACACAAGTCCGCTGGCAGGAGACCGAGTTATTAGACTGGTTAAACGACGCGCAAAGGGAGATCGTCTTAATTAGGCCAGACTCTAGTGTAGAGAGTAAGACGCTAGTCTTAGATACAGGTACTAAACAGAAGCTACAAGACGACTTCAACGGTATTAGGATATTAGACATCGTACGTAATACTACCGCCGGAGCAGTACGCGTGATCGATAGGAATGTACTAGATGCACAACAACCGGATTGGCACTTAACACCTGTAAGTAGTGTAGTTGAGCACTTCATGTTTGATTTAAGAGACCCGAAACGGTTTTACGTTTATCCATCGCAACCCGCAACTGGGATGGGTTCTGTAGAGATCGTATTTTCATCTTCACCAGTAGACGCTACATTAGCGGTAGTAGCTGATCCAGCCGCTGTTCCACCCATAGTAGCCGCCGACGACTCTGGATTAACGCTCGACGACGTATATGCGAATGCGGTACTAGATTATATTCTGTATAGAGCGTATAGCAAAGATGCGGATTTCGCAGGTAACGCTCAACGCGCGTTGAAGCACCACGAGGCTTTCGTAACTTCGTTAGGCCTTAAGTTTAAAGTAGACCAGTTAATAGATCCAAACACGCAGGACAACCCAGTTCCCGCACAACAATGATAAATTACTGCATGCCAATGCTGAGAATAACCTCCGGAGGAGTAAAATATGGCGTATTACGAGACCATCAAGGTGGTCGCAGGGGACAGCAAACCTGATTTAGAGTTTACATTACGCGACGCGCATAAGGCCGCGTACGGGAAAACTTTAGATGAGGATGAACCATCGACCTGGGCCCCACTGGATTTATCTAGTAGTACGGTCGAGGTAAAATTCCGCGCACTCGGCGGTACATCCATATTAGACACTATGACCTGCGGGTTACTAGATCAGACTAGTAAACCCGGGCAGTGCTTTATGCAGTGGAATGCAGATACGTTAGATGTTGAAGCAGGTACATACGAGGCAGAGATAACGGTCACTGACACCACCGGCAGTCAGACGGCCGTAGATAAGTTCAAGATTAAGGTTAGATCGTCCTTCTAGATGTTAATTCGCGCGACAGTAGCTTACGTCCCTTTAGAGATAGAGTCAGGGGAATATACTAAGCTAGAAGCTCAGTTAGGGACGTATACGGTCCTGGAAGCAGAGGCTACGTATCGTAAGTTAGAAGTAGCTGGACTATTCGCGAATTGGAATTCCTTAAATCAGCGTCCCCACATGGACATAGCGCTTGGGGATTTAGTAGGAATCCATACCCGTAAATCAGTATTCGACATACTGAATGTGGTAGACCAACCCCTTGGCTTTTATAGGACGTGGGGGCAGGACAGTGGATCTACTTTACCATTTACAGACGTAACATGGTTCGCGCTAGCGTCTAGTATCACTGACGAAGTACCTTTCAGCAGCAAACTGCAGGTAGGACTGGATACGATCAAAGGGGATACGTTACCACTCCTCAGTTCCACCGCATTAAGATTCATCCATACTGTACAAGACGAGCTTCAGTTTTCAGAAGAGTTTAAGGAAGCGTACGGGCGATTTAGCGCTATCGCTTTGCTAGAAGATCTTGATATAACACTTAGTAGCCACTTAGCTGAGGTAGTAGCCTTAGATGAACAGGTTAGTCGGGTACTAGTACGAGGTTTAAGGGACGACGTAGGTTTACCCGACGCCACGCGGCTGAAATTATATAGAACTATTACCGATAGTTTAAGTGCGACGGATACAATAACCGGGGTTCGTAGGTTCGTCAAAACTCCCGTATCAGGCATCGCAACTACAGACGCGATCGACGTAAGGCCTAATATAGGTGTAACCAACGACGCGCGGTTGGTCGACGCATTAGAAGGATTGATCGGTTCGGTCTCTAGCTCAGCAATTGGATTACAGGATACTCCTGTAAAACGGCTTACGCGCGCGTTGATAGACACTATAGAGTTAGCCGATTCTACAGACCATATTAAACATAGGGATACAGGGGATGTATGGGGCGTTACCGACTCGTATAGCGGCACGCTTAATAAGCTAGTCCCCGAGTACACAGTTTTATCTGAGGAACTAGGTAAAGAGTTCGTTAAAGGGGTCGTAGAAGATACGGCGTCCTTAATCGAGGCCATAAATAAATTAGTACGTCGTGGAGTGGCTTCCGAAGCGGCGTTATCAGACGACCCCTATATTACCTATGAGGGGCGCAAGACTAGTGACGTCGTAGTTGATGAGGCCTTCCAGGTCGAGTTTACTAGGTATGTCACTGATAGTGCATTATTATCAGACCCTATTTCTCTAGGAAATAGAGGTACGGAACGGGTTAGCACGACGCAGGTAATTGATAACACAACGTTACATACAACTATATTTAACCAGGATCAAGTGGCCCTGGGAGACGTATTTCAATACGCCTTAGGTTCCGGTGGATCGCTACTTAATTCTTCAGCACTGAATACAACAACATTAGGATAAAGAAAATGATTAAAGACACATTACCAGTTCGTGGGCACTTAACCATCGCGTTAAACGGCAACGTAGTACGTGAAGTAGAAAACCTCATCGTAGATGGGGGAGCGACGTGGGTTACAGGTGCTCCCAATCTTACTAATTACCCTGCTATAAATACTATGGAGATAGGGTCTAGTACTACGGCGGCGGCTAATGCGGATAATAGGGCGTCGTTCACTCTATCTACGCTAGGTTCTTCGGCTGTAGCCACTACTTCTCAAGTTACATCGCCGAGTATAGGTATACAGTTTAGTACCACGTTTATTGCGACGGTGGGTACGGGGGCAGTTACAGAGGCGGGCCTGTTCGCAGGAACCACATTAATCGCGCGGACCGTTTTCGGGCTAGTGACTAAAGGTGACGCCGATGAACTTTCTATTACATGGACGGTTAACGTTTCTAACGGTACCTAGTAATGAGCGTACGATTTAGTAATAACGCTAAGACCACGGTTACAGGACTTTCGACAGACCGAAAACTCGTTACGGTTCAGGACGCTAGTACGTTTCCGGATATAACGGGGGTCGGCGACTACATGTATGTGACGTTCGCGTCTGGGGTTAATACTGAGTTAATTAAGGCTACGGGTATAGTATTCAGTACGGGTACTATACAGCTAGATACAGCGCTGGGGTCGAATTTAGATGTAGGTAGTTTCGTAGAACTACGTATGACTTCCGAGTTACTATCGGATCTCATAACACTGCATTCGCACGACTTGAGCGGCATAGATGATATTTCTCTATCGACACCCGGTTTGGGGCAGGTACTAACCTATAACGGAGCTGCGTGGACTAATTCGGAATCCTCAGGTGGAGGCGGAGCAGGCGCTGCACCGGGGGTACTAGATGGAGGCTCAGCCCTATCGACGTACGGGGAGAACGCAGAAGGAGGATCAGGGCAAGGGGTCACAGTCTACGCTAACGCTACAGAATTAGCGGCGGCTACTTTAGTTACGGGAGCCTTGGCATACGTCACTGGCATAGATAAGTTACTACTTTGTACCGGCACCGCTTGGTCTACCTTAGCGGTGAGTAATTCACCGCCTACCGTCAGTTTTAGCACTACTGCCGTAGACGAAA